TTGAGCCGCCTAGCCACTTGATTGGGGTCAAGCATTGTCAATGCCGAAATGCCATCTTTACCAAGTGGCCCGTAAAACTTGAGGCAATCAAAAATAACTTGGTGGTGTTGGGGCGCAGCGTCTTTAATCGACTCCGCTGCCTCAAACGAGGTTACTGGGTCATTGGCTCTGACTCTTGGAAATTCGGGAAATATTCTGTCAAACATTCTTTTGTAGTCCATGATTGTTCCTAATGGGTGGGGGTACTAACCATTCGTCCGCAAGCAAAATTTGCATGGCTTTCCCCCCGTTAATCAAAAATCGATGTCATCGTCCTTTGGCAAGCCTTTGTAATTGTCCTCGGGATCATTCAAAAATGCCCGTCCATCCCAATTGCGCGGTTCAACATCAATAATCAACATTTCGCCCGTTTTGGTTTCAATGACGCTACCAATGGTGCGGTAACGGTGTTTGACTTTTCCCTCCTTATCCGTGTAAGAACCGATAGAGGCTTTGACAATTTTTAGAGTTTTAGACATTTTTAATTTCCATAAGTTGAGCAATTTTTATATCAAGTTCATTTAAGAATTTGATAATTTCTTCTTCCATTAGCCTGATATACATATTGTCCCTTGGGATACGTTTAACAAACAATTGAAGTTCTACGGGTAGGCGGTTGTCAAAGCTAACAAAATCACACCAACTACGACCCGTGCAAGCCATTTGAAATTGCATTTGGGTGTTGTACTTGCCTGGCACTGTCTGACTTAGCAAAGTCTCAATGTGTGTGGCCGTGTTGGGCGCTTTTATCTCTAAGAGACCCTCATTACCAACTAAACCGTCTGGCGATGCACCAGACATTTGAATGGTTGGATGCAAAACAAATGCTATTTCATCAACCAAAACATTTTGATTAACTTCATACGCTAATCTAGCCAATGGTTCTGTTTCTGTGCCATGTTGCATTGCTGCATTAGTAAATGACTCTGCAACAGAGTTTGTTAATCGTTCACAAATAAGTTGTGCCATGTAATTGTCACGACTTGCGCTATAACCACTTTTTGTTTTAGCAATAATGTCGGCAACCCTAGAGGCCGTGACTTTGCCACATCTAAGCATCTTCCATTCATCAGTACCTTGTTCAATCAATTCAATCATGCTACATATCCTTTATGAAATTGTTGTTTAGCCGTTAAATATGCTTGTTGTGCTTGTTCAACGGTATCAAACAAACCCAAATAAACATCTTTTTTGTTAACTTTTATTCGTGACATAAACTTTCCACAGGTGTGCAAATAAGCGCCAAGAACGCCTGTACTTTTGTTGTGAGATTTTGCAATCTTTAAATTTTGCAAATTTTCAGTTCTTGAAACATCACGCAAATTTTCAATCTTGTTGTTTGTGCGATCACCATCAATGTGGTCTATGTCATGTTTTGGAAATTCTCCATAAACATAAAGCCAGGCAATTCTGTGAGCAAAATATTTTTGACCATCAATTGACAAAGCTATATAGCCATTTGATTTTTTGTAACCAAGTTTTCTGCCAACAACCGCACGTTTTGCTTTAAGTATGCGAGTAAAAATTCCTGTTGTTGGTTCAAAATTAACAACTTGTTTTAAGCGTTCTTGTGTCAATGTCATAGTTTTGCCTTGACTTCATCTTTTGCTGCAATGACTTTCATTTGCCAAGCCTTGTCACCGTCACAAGCCGCATAAGCTATTCTGTAAGCTAATTTGAGTTCATCATGTGTTTTGGCATTGTGGATAGCTAAAAACAAGTTTGTCATGCTGTCTGGGTCAATGGTTGACTCGGGTTCAGCACCGTCAGGCAAATCCTCACCCGCATAGATGTACAACCCAAGGCCATGCAAGCTAAGTGCTTTGGTCATACAGCGCATGATTGCGGTGTTGACTTGAAAAGCGTCAGGACTTTGTATAGCCTTATTGCGGTGATCCATTACGGGTAACTGGCAAGTCATGGGCTTTTCAAACATGGTAACTGTGACCCACACCATTGCTGTGCCGTTTATGTCCATAAAGCATTTGTCACCAAACATTTCAACTTTAAACGTGGCTTTTGCATCAGCTTTAAGTGCTTCAGCCCATGCCCAAGCCCATGACAAATAAGTTAAGTTAACTTTTTTTTCTGTATGCTCATTGACATTCAGTTTGAGTAGTTCTTGGACGTTCATGCTTCTTCCTTTAAATAAGCCGTGAGGCGTTTGATTCGGTCTGAGTGATAGTCACCCATGCGCTTTGCATATTCTTGGGCGCTAAGTGCCTCTAATAGCTTTCTCTGTGCCATTTCAAGTTCTTTGGCAGCTAACTCTTTAGCTGATGGCAAACGAAAATAATCTTTAAGGTGGTCAAGCATCAGCCTCTCCAAGCAAGCATTACGCCAATGCCGCCAAAGATAACGATGGCTAAAAAGCACTCAACAAGGGTTTGAATAATTTTAGATTTCATTTTGTTCTTTCAGCATACGGGCGTGGTGAATCTTGGTTTCAGACATGATGTGTTGAAATTCGGCTAAAGGCAGATCACAAGAAATGTCATCACCTTTTAAATTAAAAACAAACACATCGTAGATTTCCGCTGAGTTGTGGTCATGCGGCATATTGATTTCTGCGGGGTAGTAGTCATAGCCAACTTTGACGTTCTCAAGCGTTGTGCCATTGTCATAAGACACAACGTCATCAAAGTAATAGTGGAGTTTGAATTCAGTCATTGTGTTTCCTTACAAATCAAATGAAGTCAACAATTTGTATTGGTTAATTGCTTGTTGTTTCATATCTTTAGAAACATTGCGAAACCATGATTTACTACCATCCCAAGCCATGCCATTTAATCTGCGTTCTTCTGTTACAGATACGCATTGAAAGTTATTGGGTAAATGGCGGCTACTATGAACATGAACGCAAAATTTGCGCTTTGCAATCCAAAAAATTTGTAATCCATCTTGCATTTGATTTCTCCTAAAAAGACCCCAAGAAGTTAGGGCATAGGTGAACTATAGCCTAGCCTATAGATAAGTCAACAAGTATTTTTTAGGGACTTACCCTAATGTTGCTTTTATGCAAATAGGGTATAGTCAAGCCTATGGACAAACATAAGTTTATTGCATTGGCTGGCTCACAGAGTGAACTAGCCCGAATATTGGGAATTAAACAACCCTCTGTTGCCCAATGGAAAACCGTTCCCAAGGCAAGAATTTGGCAATTAAAGTTATTGCGGCCTGATTGGTTTATCGAGTAACATTGTTTGAAACACGGCTAGGCAGGGAGTAATTATCCTGCCGAAAAGCGCACTCCCCGCCTGCCGCAGTTTCTTTCTGGGAGTTTGCGGAGTTGCTATGAGCAAATGGAAAAAGTTTGGGTTATACCCAAATAAAACTACCTTGCCTAACAAGGCTTGTGTTTATGCTGTTTACTTTAATGATTTACTTGTTTACATAGGTCAATCATCAAGTTTAAGTAACAGGTTTAGCGGTCATGCTTTTAGATATGGATATGCTAAAAATATTCATACTCCTTGGGCTGACATTTCAAGCGATACAAAAATTGACATCAAAGCCAAATTTTCTGAAAAATTGGGGGATTGGGCTATGTGGGAAATTCGCTTGATACGAAAATTAAAACCATGTTTTAACAGACACCACAGAAACAAAAGACCAGAGGTTAATTATGAAAATTAAGAACTGGACAAAATTTCAGCATTTTAAGGACAGGCGGCCTCCTTGGGTAAAGCTGTACCGTGACATTCTTGATGACATTGAATGGCACGAATTAGACCCACTTGCCGCAAAAGTATTGGTCATGCTGTGGCTAATTGCTAGTGAGGATGATGGGCGCATACCCAACACAAAAACACTTGCTTTTCGCCTAAGATTGACAGAAGTTAAAACTAAAGAAGTCGTTATCAAACTGTCTCATTGGCTAGAACAAGATGATATCAACGTGATATCAGAACGATATCAACATGATCCTCTAGAGACAGAGAGAGAGACAGAGACAAAGAAAGAGAAGAAGGCACTCGGCAAACGCCTCGCTTCTGATTTTTGTTTAACAAAAGAATGGGAAGAATTTTGTCAGCAGACAAGACCTGAACTTAACCCCACAAAAACCTTTGACCAATTTAAAGATTATTGGATATCCCAAGCTGGTCAGAAAGGTGTGAAACTAGATTGGTTTGCAACCTGGCGCAATTGGGTTAGAAGCACCAACGCACCTAAACAAAACCCTTATGACGTTGTAAGGCTCACAGTTCCAATGAGTAACAAACCTGATACGGCATTGGAAAAGATTAAAGCTGATGACAAAAAGGCAGTTCCCCCATCTTTAGAAGTTTTGGCAAAGATGGCAGCATTAAGGGGTAAAGCATGACACATAAATTTCCATATAAATGGACATTGGCAGAAGTTAATTTTACAAAAGATAAAGGTAAAGTGTTTTCATGCTTTGCTTGTGGTGGTGGCTCAACTATGGGTTACAAACTAGCTGGGTTTGATGTGCTTGGTTGCAATGAAATTGACCCCAAAATGATTGAAGCATACAAAACTAACCACAACCCTAAATATGCTTTTCTTGAGCCTATACAAGAATTTAAATTGCGTGATGATTTACCTAAAGAACTTTACGATTTAGACATTCTTGATGGTTCGCCGCCTTGCTCAAGTTTTTCAATGGCAGGTAGCCGAGAAGCTAATTGGGGAAAAGAAAAGAAATTTCGTGAAGGCCAAGCTGAACAAGTTTTAGATACATTGTTTTTTGACTTTATTGATTTAGCTAAAAAACTTCAACCAAAAGTAGTTATTGCTGAAAATGTAAAAGGCTTGTTGTTAGGTGAAGCTAGGGCTTATGTATCAAAAATTTATGAAGCATTTGATGCTGCTGGATACATCGTTCAGCATTGGCTTTTAGATGGGTCAACAATGGGTGTTCCGCAAAAACGTGAACGTGTTTTTTTTGTTGCTATGCGAAAAGATTTGGTAGAGCCATTTTTAGAAACAATTGATATGTTTACGCTTGCACCTAAATTGCGTTTTGAATTTAAAGAAAAACCAATTTTATTTGGCGAAATTCAAGATTGTGAAGGACGAAAACTTAGTGAAAACATGACAAAAATTTGGGACGCTAAAGAAGTTGGTGATTCATCTATGGAAGCTGCTTGCTTTAGATTGGAAGGAAGAAAAAGTTATTTTTCTCAAAGTTATTTATATACAAACAAAGTTGCAACAACATTGACATCGCATGAAGATAGTTTGGTTTTGTTTGATACACCTAAATTTACAAGCAAACAAGAGGCTTGTAGCATTGGAAGTTATCCCCAAGACTATGATTTTTGTGGGCAAAAACCGCATTACATGATTGGTATGAGTGTTCCACCAGTTATGACTGCTCAAATTGCTGACCAGGTGTATGACCAATGGTTATCAAAATTATGAATCACTATGAAGCCCACAAAATCCTTGATCGGGTCAGGGAAGGCCAACAATTTAGCCACTTTGTCATCACAAGAGCGCTTGAACTTACGGGAGACTATGAGGAATTTCAATCCGAAAAATTGGAGGACAAACATGATAAAGACATTGCCAAGTAAAGAACTTTTACAAGAATTGTTTTATTACCAAAATGGTGTTTTATTTCGTAAACAAAGCCTTTCAAAAGGTAAAGCTAACCATCCAATCGGTTGGGTTGAAAAAAATGGTTATTGGGCAACCAATGTTAATGGTGTTAGATACCGAGTTCATCGTTTGGTTTGGCAATTTCACTACGGTAATTGCCCATCAATTCTTGACCACATTGATGGCAATAAAAACAATAATTCAATTGAAAATTTACGACCAGCAACAAACAAACAAAACATTGCTAATCGTAAAGCTGTAAAAACCAATAAATTGGGTTTAAAAGGTGTTTGTCTTGATGGAAAAAAATATAAAGCAAGCATCAAAATTGATGGAAAAAGTCAGCACATTGGTTATTTCAGCAATCCAAATGATGCTCACATGGCTTATTGTCAAAAAGCAAAAGAGATTTATGGAGAGTTTGCATGGACAAACAACAGCTTGAACATTTAAAAGATTGTGAAAGCCGTGAATGGATCAAGCGTTACCGCAAAAAAGCGCTAGAGGAAGGACGGGGGGAAGCCCAATATTGGTGGCAACAGACCCTAGCCGACATAGCCAAGAAGCGAGGCCAAGCGGCTGCTAATGACTTAAAAAAACGCATGAACGAACAAAAGGATAAGAAATGAGATATGCCGCCCGTGTGGACGCTAACCAAGATCAAATTGTTTCGGCCTTGCGGAGTGCGGGCGCTTATGTGTGGATTATTGGCTTGCCTGTTGACCTTTTGGTTGGGTTTCGTGGTCACACATTCTTGGTGGAAATCAAAAGTACCTCTAAAAAGCGTTTAACGGGCTTACAAGCCGACTTTTTTGAGAATTGGTCAGGTAGTACGTTGGCAAGAATAGATAGCGCAGAAGCCGCTTTACGCATGATTGGAGTTATCAAATGAGCAACAGAACTGTTTACATTTTGATAAGTTTATTACTGATCATTCATTGGGGATTGGTTGCTTACTTCATAGGATTCAAGCCATGATCATCAATTTACACAATAGCCAACAAGCGCACATAGTGCTAAAAAACTTGTGGCCTAAGATCAAAGAAACCTTACAAGCGGGCAAGCAGCTACGCTTAGAAGTCAAAAAAGCCACTCGAAGCACAGACCAAAATGATATGTTTCATGCCTTGATAGACAAGGTTTATAAGGAAATGAAAATAGCCGGTTCGTCTTGGGTAGCAGACGATTGGAAGCGCCTTTTAATTGACCAATGGGCGCATGAGACAGGGCGCAAAATTGGCAAGGTAGCCCCAAGCCTAGACGGTGAAAGGGTTGTTCAATTGGGACTACAGAGCCACAAATTCACCAAAGAGGAAGGCTCAGAGTTTATTGAATGGCTGTTGTGCTGGATGGCAGAAAAAGGAATAGAGACATGAAATTTAACCAAGGTGATACGGTAGACGGTCTTATAGAAGACTTGCTATATACCATCCACAAATACGATGAAGTTCTATACATGACCACAGTAATTGGCGCTTTGGAATTCGTCAAATTACAACTAATTTACGAAAGCAAGGAAATTGCCAATGATGACTAAACCGCCATCAAAAGAGCATTTCCTATGTATGGCTGAAGCGTGTTTTAGGCAGACTTTTAAACGTGCTGAACTATTTGGTTGGGATTACTTGTTTATGTGGGCAATGTATGACCATTGGCTTGAACAATATTGGGATCAACCATGAAATGTCCAATTTGCGGATTACGCCCAAATAAAGTCTTAGACACAAGAGCAAACCCCGAATTTATCCTTAGAAGGCGGGAATGCAAAAACGGTCACAAATTCCAAACCAAAGAATATGCAATACCTGAAACACCAATATGTGAGAAGCCAGAAACTCCTAAAGCTAGTAGCGGGTTTAGCTTGTCAAAGCTGTGGCATAGATAACGGGGTTCAAGCAGCGCACAGCAATTGGGGTGGGGGTAAGGGTAAGGGCATCAAAGCTGATGACAACCTAGTGGCCGCTTTATGCCTTAAATGCCATTACGAAATAGACCAAGGGGCGCATCTATCAAAGGATGAGCGCAAAGAAATGTGGCTTAAAGCCCACAAAGCAACAATTGAAGCACTTGGCGACAAATGGCCTACAGAAGTGCCAATCCCTTACTTACCCTTGTGAGCCTTGTCTAAACCTTGAGCCTCATGTTGCTTCAATTCTTTTTCTACGGCTTTAATGCGTGACATTTCAGAGCGATGCTCGGAAACCTTTTCATAGTGCATAGGCTCACGGGGAGTTTTAGACTTTGCGGGCGTAATGATAAATTTTGAAGCCATGATAAATCCTGTTAAAATGGTGATTGACATTGTGCCACATAGCGCATAAAGTCAAAACCATAAATTCTTTGCAAGGAAACATCATGGGTAAAATGGACACAACAATGGCTAAAAGCACAACTGGCGCAACACCCCCTAAAGGTGCGTCATCTTCTGACAAGTCAGGCGAGCGCATGGGTAAAACCGTGGGTGGCGTTGGCATGGGTAAAGAAGACAAAGTAGGCGCTGACAAGTTGTTTAATACGGGTCGCACAAATGGCGTGTGTTACGTCAAAACCAAGTCAGAATACCGTTAAAATAGCGAAGCCTATGCAATCTTGAAGGGGTTGCACAGGCTTCTAACCAAACCAACTAAAAAGGAGTTGAAATGGCTGAGTCAGATTTTAGCTTGTTGAAAGACTTGCTTCACGAACTATTTGAGTATCGTGATGGTTGCCTATTGTGGAAAAATTCATTAGGCAATCAAGTTCTTGCTGGTGATTCATTAGGCACAACAAGAACTGATGGATACTTGCAAGGACGAGTAAATGGAAAAATTCACCGAGTTCATAGGTTGATATATTTATATCATTATGGCTATATTCCACAATGTATTGATCACATTGACGGTAATAGATCAAACAATTTAATTGAAAATTTGCGTTCGGCAGATCGCAGTCAAAATAATTTTAATCAACGCATTTCGTCAAAAAACACATCTGGCGTTAAAGGTGTGCATTGGAACAAAGCCAAACAAAAATGGATGGCAAGTTGCAAATCCTATAAAAAATCTAAGCATCTTGGCTATTACCCATCTTTAGAGGAAGCTAAGTTTGCGGTTGAATCTTTCCGTAAAATTTTTCATGGAGAGTTTGCAAATCATGGCTGAATCGTGCAAAATATGTAAATACTTTCTTGATAGTGGTCATAACGTAGGCACTTGCAGACGCTACCCCATTTTTCAAAATCGTAGTCCAAACGAAGTTTGTGGAGAATTTTTCATAAATGTAGTTGCCGTTGAGAGTTCGCCCATCCTTGAGGTGGGTGTTTTTTCTGAGCCGCCTAAAAAGCGTGGCAGACCAGCAAAGGGGGCAAAATGATGCGCCCATTGAACGATAGGGTAATTGTCAAGCCCTTGGTCAGAACACTGTCAAATATTATTTACGTCAACAACAAAGAGCCTTTTAATGAGGGAACGGTTGTGGCGATTGGCCCCGAAGTCTACGAAACCCAAGTGGGCGACTTTATCAAGTACGGCAACGGGGATTATTTGAATTGGCCTACCCAAAAGATTGATGGTCAAGATTACCAAATAATCCAAGAAGCCGACATTTGTGCAATTGTTGAGGAATAATCATGGCGAAGCACGACAAGCCCATAGAGCATAAAACTGTTGGGAAGGGTAAAACCTACAACCCCACAGAAAAAGGCGCTGGAATGACCGCCAAGGGTCGTGCTGAATACAACGCCAAGAACAATTCAAACCTAAAGCCGCCAGCCCCAAATCCAAAGACAAAAGCTGATGAGGGACGCAAGGCAAGTTTTTGCGCCCGAATGGAAGGCGTGGTAAAGAACTCAAAAGGCCCGGCTGAACGGGCTAAAGCATCACTCAAGAACTGGAACTGTTAACATGAACAAAGAAGCAATCAATAAGCAAATTGAAAACCTGATGACGCAAGGCAAACAATTAGAGGTTCAATTACACATGATCAACGGTGCATTACAAGACTGTAATTATTGGTTGGCTGAACTGGAGAAACAAAATGCCCCTCAAGAAATCAGCGAGTCCTAAAGCGTTCAAAGAGAATATTAAAGCGGAAGTAAAGGCGGGCAAGCCCGTCAAGCAAGCCGTGGCAATAGCCTATTCTCAAAAGCGAGAAGCCGAAAAAGCTAAAAAGAAATGACCGAAGAAAAGCGCCCCGTTGGTAGACCATCCCTCTACGATCCCAAGTATTGTGAGGAAGTCATAGCCTTGGGCAAAATCGGCAAAAGCGTAGAACAAATAGCTTCAAGGCTAGGGTTTTCCCTACGCACAATGTACGAATGGCGTGATGTGCATGAGGAATTTTCGCACGCCTTAAGCGAAGCCAAGGAACATGAGCAAGCCTGGTGGGAAGATCAAGCCGACAATTACATGGTTGAGACTAAAGATGGGCCAAGACTGAACGCAACAATTTGGTCAAGATCAATGGCTGCACGATTCCCCAAAAAGTATCGTGAGCAAGTCAAGCAAGAGATCACGGGTGCTGATGGTGCGCCCTTGTTGGCTGGCATCCAAGTCACGTTTGTGAAGCCAAGTGAGTGAAATATCCCAAGCTATTGCGAAGGCTGAGTTTCCACTCAAGCTAGAGTGCCTGTTTAAGCCATCACGTTATAAAGTCCTATACGGTGGAAGGGGTGGCGCTAAGTCTTGGGGGGTAGCTAGGGCTTTATTGATTAAAGGCGCTCAAGCCCCGTTAAGAGTGCTTTGCGCCCGTGAATTCCAAACATCCATCAAAGATTCAGTTCACAAGCTGCTATGCGATCAGATCATGGCGCTTGGCCTTGAGGGTTTCTATGAAATCACCCAAGCATCCATTAGGGCAAAGAACGGCACAGAGTTTAGCTTTGTTGGCCTAAAGAACAACGTGGCTAACGTCAAGTCCTATGAAGGCGTGGACGTTTGTTGGGTTGAGGAAGCGCAAACCACAAGCCGAATGTCTTGGAACGTGCTAATTCCTACCATTCGGACTCAAGCTAGCGATCTTTTTGGCTAGGTCATTGTTTTCAGCTAGGTGATATAGGATTTTTGGGCCTACATCACTCTCCAGAATTGCATCACGGACTGCGTTGTTTACAACTACGTCACTAGATGCGACCAAATCATCAAAATCGGGCAATTCGGCTTTTGCTTCTTGAACCTTCTGCGCCCAAGATTGGATAATCTTTTGTTGCGCTTCTTGTTCCCTCTGCTGTGCCATTTGCCTATCACGTTCAGCTAACGCCTTTTCTGTTGAAAACTCAGCTAGAGCCTTCGCATACTCAAACGCATCGTTGAACTGGCTTGGTTGTGGCTCTTGATCAACATTGACCGCCTGTTGAGGCTGTCTTTGTTGTTCCATTGCCGCCAAACGCTGTTCTAAATCTACCCTAGCTTGGCGCTCTCGCTGGGCTTCTTGCCTAGCTTCTTCACGTTGCTTGGTTATCTCTGAAAACCGCTTTTCAAGTTTAGGATTTTGCTTACGCTCACCCTCTTGGTTTGCTTCCTTTTCTGCCTCTTTCGGCTCACTCTGACCTTCTTCGGCTACAGGCTCGGGAGTTTCCTCAACCGCCTCTGTATCCGCATTGGATTCAGCTAAACCTAATCTGTTTGCATAAAATTCTGCTGCATTCTCGCTAGTCAATACTTGACCCGCTTCTTTATCGGACATACGTTTCCCAACGATTTAACCCCATGTGCCTCACGGGTAAGGTTTAGTGGTTTTTACCACATAATTTAAAAATGTCAAATAGCACGTTCTGTCGTTTCCGCACTTGCATTGCTTAATGCGGCTTTGTTTAATGTAGCCAACATAATAGCAATTTCAGATTTCATGCGCTCAATTTCAAGCTGTGTTTGCGTCTTAATGACCGTATCGTGTGCTTGACCGTCCACACGCATTTGCATTTCGGCACGATCACTTTGTTCACGCAATTCTGCCTCATTTGCTCTGCCTGTTTCTTTCATCAAAGTGCGCTTAGTCTCGGAGTCTTGACGCAATTGCTCAACGTCCATGCGGTTTTTCAGCATCAAATCTTTAGCTTGAAGCGCTTGGGTAAGTTCTTGAATTTGCTTCTGCGACATAGCCAATTGCATTTGAACTTGTGGCGGCACTTTGGATTTATCGTCAATTTGAGCCATTGGGTTAGAGGCGGCAAGGCGGTCAGCGATGATGTCCGCACCAGGCCAATCCATGTTTCTAAACACCAAATCGCCCGCCACTTGCATCAACTCGGGTGCGGCTGAAAGCAAGGGAAGCATATTGTCCACCGCCTCTTGGCGCTTGCTGTTGTAGCCTGGCCCTGTCTCCATCACCACATCGTATTGACCAACGCTAATGTCGTTCAGCACTCTGCCCACAGAATCCCGTTGGTTGATGGTCAACAACTCGGGTTTGCCATCGTCCCCAATGATTCGCATAACTCGCTCTGTGTCGTAAATTTTAGGGATAAGGTCTAGGCAAATTTTGCCAATGTGGTTGATTGAACGTGTAAGGTTGTCGTAATAGTCAAAGTTTGTCAGATCAACTTGTTGTTGCTGACCATTGATTGCCTTGCCCGAAATGTTGCCTTGACCAAGCTGTGCGGGGTCAAAGATGCCCATG